GAAAGTCCCCCGACCCTCTCGTTTGTCTGTCAGTGCGTCATAACCAGTGACCGCACGACCAGGTACTCTCCAGTACCGATCTCCTGACAGGGCCGATCATAGCCTGGATCCCGTCGCAACGCGATGGATTCAGCTCTGCTAGGCTGAACCAGTGATAGAGTCTGCACTTCTCAGCAGATTCATCACTGTCAGCAGGTCGGACACTGGTATGTCCGTGCCTGTACTTGTAGCACCAAAGATCAGACGACCATTTGCGACCAAGCAAATAGTTCGAATGATCGTAGGAGTGGAGTGACGAATCACTCTCTCCAAATGGTGGTTTCAAGTGACCTGGCAGCGCCATGAGGCGATGGAGTATCCACCGTCTCGGGCCGAGGAACCCATAAGCCCAGCATCTATTAGCTAGGTCGATGTGTCCCTCAAACTGATCGGGGTGATGAGGCGTTACACGCCCCCCTTGGAATCGTCTTGGAATACGGAGAGGACTCACGTCCAATCCGCCAAGGTACTCCCCTCCACATGATTCGCGATATGCGAACACGTCGGAATGGAGAAAACTCTTATCACGGTTAACCGTGAATCCAAGCTGCTCCAAGTAGGATATCACGATAGACGACATTTCCGTCTCTATCGCGATATCATCACCATAGACACTGTAGAACGAAGAACTACAGTGCCTACCGTAAAGCCTCTTAGCTACTTCGCAGACTGATGCGAAAATCAAACACTCAATGGGAAAGCATAATGCTGAGCCCATGGGTGCGAACTTTCGCACAGCCACGACTTCGCCTCCTGGAAGAGCCACGGATCTTGATCTTGTGGCGTACATCCAAGGAAGGAGTGGTGTTCCGCGAAAAGCTAATCGAGCCAGGTCCCAGGTTACGGAGTCGGAAGCTTTGCTCAAGTCTATCGTTGCGATAGTCCCAAGGCAACTTCCGATATACGCCGCCCTCCGATTTCTAGATTGATCTCGGAGGGATATATGTTGGCGTATCACAGGATGGTTTTCCATATAGTCATAGAGTGACTTGCGAACCATTTGTTGGAAGTACTGCAACGTTGCAGGTTCCATACAGATTGTTCGTTTCGTCGAACTAGACTTAGGAACGCACTGCAATTTCGCAGTGCGGCACCATGGATTCCTTCCCAAGGGGAGGAAGTCATCCGCCTGGTATCCGTGTCGTCGCAAGACGTAGTCCAAGAGGGCATCGCTGCCTAAATGGGCGTACTTGCAGAAGACAGAGACCTTTCCAGCGTCAGCCGTGGAGCCAGGACCGTGAAAGGGAAGACCCTCCACACGGAAACCAGCAAGCCACTCTCGAAGCACAGTATTAACTGCACGCGCGAGAGCCGCGTTCGGCGAGGCTAGACATCTATCAGTTTCGACAAATTCCTCGATGACAGAGTCATCAGGTATGTCTTTCAGGGACACACGTCCCATGAAAGTAAGAAACTGATGGATAGCTCGATACCTCTCTGGTTCCCAGTGACATAACAATGCTTCTATGTCACGGACCACGGGAGAGATAATCTCTCCTGTGCCCGGGAACCTGGTGATTAGGTCGCGTTTAAAACGACCGAAGGATCGACAATCGCGTACACAGCCTTCTTCAATGCTGGCTGTTACCCAACTGTCGACCTCCTTCATCACCGAAATGACTTCCATGCAATCCATTCGTGCGAGGTTGAAGCACCAATGTTTTGCAGCTCGGAAGTCAATTTCTTTCGAGAGGGAGAGGTCACACATCAGCATACCCTGCAGAAGCAGAGCTTCACCCCAAGTCTGGCAATCGCGAGACGAAAGGGGCAGGGAGTCTCTGATGTATGAGACGCGTAGCAGATGATCTGCTACGACTTCCCAATTGCGGAGCCATTGGTTCTGTAATTCTGACATCTCATCGTTGGCAAGAGCCTACTAGGCTAAAGCCTTCGGTAAGACTGCGCCCCTGATAAGGGAGTTTATTCTCGCATCAGGGGTTGCCGCTCCTTCTTCGAACAGTGTACCGATAAGACGGGATATCACGTTCGCTATAATAGCGCCTGTGATGTCTTCGCTGGCCGGTCCTCTAAGCACAAGATGTGCAGATAGAGGAAGGTCAATGCGATGACCGCTTTCGGTGGTGGATGTCAATGTCGTGTTCAATTGTGACAAGACACTGAATCCCAAACGAGAAGCCGCATAAACATTGGGATCAATCCCTGTTTGTGCGTAGATGTTGTTTACTTTTGAGTAAGCAAATCTAATCGTTTCACTGCAATCGAGAGGACTTGTAAGATTGGTGATGATGGCTTCGCCATCTTTCCCACCTTTCTTAGCAAAGTCCTTGGAGAAATTGAGAGTAGCAGGCTGAATTTTACCTACTACCGTCGATCCGGCTAGTGGAGTGTCAATAACATTCCACTTGACTGTATTGGCCATGGTAGGCCTCCTTTCTGCGGCTTTAAACACCGCTAGCGAGTGCGCTGCACGACGAGCGATACGCCGTCTAGAATTCTAAACGGAACGTTCGGATCGCGGTGCCGCTCTGGCGGTTTTACTGGGGAAGGGAGGTTCAGCTCTCTCCAGCGACGATAATGCTTCATCGTCAGCTGTAAAATGAGATGTCGACGGACCTCTGGCACGCCAGAACCGGAAGTCGTCTTCGATGAATAGAGGACATACTCGACAGGAAGTCTGTCGAGGTCTTTCCGTTTGTCGAACTTGCTCAAAAACGATTGAACGTCTATGAACCAGTCGACAACGAAGGACAATGGGATCAAATCCCAAATGTTCTCCCAGGAAGGGTACAAGTCCCATCTACGACAAAGAAGAATAAAATCTTCTATGGCGTTGACGGTGCTACGATAATACACCTTTTGGTGCACTGTCGCTTTGTACTCTTCGCCGGCGGAAATGTCATCCGATAATTGACTACGCACTGTAGAGAAGGGGCGGTTACTCCGCTTCCGCTTACAGTACGCATCGTACGCGCTGCGAATTTCGAGCGCGTCACGAATAGTCAACCGTAATCCATAACGGTATGAAAGCCATAAATCGGCCCATGCCTTAGGATCTAACGGTCTCCGTACCAACCTTATGATCGGTACGAGAGTATCTTTCAACTTCTTCAAGTCTTCTAAGAAGGCTAGAGAATTAATCGAAAGATATCGGATGTTGTCCAGAGAAAGCCACGTAAGATGGTTCTTCGATATCACATCCGAGTGTTCAAAAGGATCAAACCTTTCGAGCGCTCTCATGCGACGATCGATGGAAGCTATGGCATCGTTCATGTCAACTTGTGACTTTTCGAACGATGACAAGTCTTCCTTGGTAAGAATATCCGAATTACGGAAATCTTGCCATGCGGTGGCGGTAGAATCTGCGGCGCGATAATCGCACACGCGATAAAGCCCCATCCAGAACCATCCGTCCTCAGAGGGAAGTTGCCTCTCCATATCTTCGATAGTGGAGTAAACAACTTCTCCCCACCAGATCAACCGGACTTCGGGGTGAGGAGAATCCGCTTTTGGGCGGGTCTCCCATCTCTCGTAAGTTCCGTCCTCGAACCATAGTTCATACCAACCGGAATGGACTTTGGCGCCGAGATACACAGGCGTAGTCAGCTGTTCGGTCCAGTCGTCATTATAATACTTATTGTGACGACAAACCCATCTAGCTGACATTTTACGCTTGATGTTGACTGGGAGGATGACTTTCTCGAGCAGACATGTCTCTCGCTTGTCAGACCAGATTTGCGTCCTGACTTCGTCGGGATCACCCCACGAGCCAGGTATCGTAACCTGCCTGAAACTCAATGAGTCGGGCAGACGGCAAGCATAACCGTCGGCACCCAAGTGGTTACAAGCCTTATCGGAATATCCGAAAGACTTGCTGGTCTTAATTTCGCCGAAGTTCAAGGTCTCTTCCTCATGAAACGAGGAGGGACTGAACAACAGGAAACATGGTTCCCATCGAGGAGAACTATCTTTCCCAGAATACGGCCAAATTCTAGAACCAGAATCGAGACGCGTTACCTTGATACTCATCGTATCACCTCCTTCCCGGAAGCGGAGAGCCAGT